AAGACACCACAGATTCTTTAAATATTTTGTTGAGGGTGTACAAGAGTGTGAACGCCTCAGCACAGTCAAGAGAGAGAAAATGTTCATCGACACTCTCGAAGCAATACATCCAGAAGATGCTAAAATTGTAATCTCAATGGTTGCAAAGAAGACCCCCGTGAAAGGATTGACTAAGAAATTAGTACAGGAGGCATTGCCTGACTTGATCCGATAAATCATGTTCATTAACTAAACCCCTAATGGAGTACGCCTATGGTAGAAACAAATCAGATAGCAAGGTTAAGAAAAGATTCGAAAGAATTAGGACACTATATCCACAAGTTAAGAAAGAAAGGTAATCCGGACAAAGCGTATAAAATCGCAAAACGACAAACTTTTCTCAATCAGGTAATAGAGTCATTCGAGACTTCAATAACACAATAGGGGGTGATCCCGTATCTAGGATAGAGTCTCAGGGACGAGACATATTCTCGCTATACATAACTTACATAATCGAAACAACGAGAAACACATAATGCCCATTTACACAATGAAAAATATTAAGACTGGTGAGACAGAAGATATGTTTATGTCTATATCAGGTATGCAAGAATTCATTGCAGAAGGCACTCATACTCAAGTTATTGGTGCTCCTAATTTTGTAACTCATACAGGTAATGTAGTGAACAAGACTTCGGACGACTGGAAAGAACATCTTCGTCGCACCAAAAAAGCAGCGGGCAATCACGTTCCTAATTCGATAAAGATATAATATGACACAAAAAATTACAAAGACGATTGCCGCTACAGGTGGTAGAAGTATGAAGATCCGCATCGATGATTTAATCACTGTTCAACCTATTACGGAGACACAGCGAAAAGCATTCGAAGCATATAAAAGTGGTGATCATCTTGCACTAGTAGGAACAGCAGGAACAGGTAAGACTTTTCTTGCACTATATCTTGCACTTGAGCAAGTAATGGATAAGGGTACATCATACGAGTCAGTTAGGATCATACGCTCGGTTGTACCCACAAGAGACGTTGGTTTCTTGCCAGGAACACTCGAAGAGAAACTAGATGCGTTCACAGGACCATATCGTGCCGCATGTTCTGAGTTGTTCGAAGATAGCAAAGCATATGATAAACTTATTGAGAATCACTATCTTACATTTGAATCAACATCATTCATCCGTGGCGTGACATATGACAACTCTATTGTCATTGTTGATGAGATGCAGAACTTAAACTTTCACGAGTTGGACTCTGTTATCACACGTATTGGTCAAGGTAGTAAAATTATTTTCGCGGGTGATTATCTGCAATCAGATTTCAAGAATAAGAGCGAAAAAGAAGGTGTTAATAAGTTCATAAGTATACTTGAGAACATGAAACATTTTAGCATAGTAACATTTAACTGGGAAGACATTGTAAGGTCAGACTTCGTTCGAGACTATATAATGACTAAAGAACACATGGGAATAGCATCATGAACAAAACACGATTATTTGAACAATTAAAAATTGACGAAGGCGTCAAGTACGAAATATATAAAGATCACCTTGGTTATCCTACATTTGGTGTGGGACACTTGATCTTGAAATCAGACCCCGAATACGGTCAAGAGGATGGAACACCAGTCTCTGAAGAACGTGTTAACGAGGCATTCAAATACGATTCTGATTTAGCAGAGTCAGAGTGTGTCGCACTGTTCGGCAATGGATTTATGATGTGGGAATCGGAAGTCCAAGAAATCTTAGTTAATATGATGTTCAACTTGGGACGTACTCGATTGAGTAAGTTCAATAACTTCAAGGCAGCACTTAAAGATAAAGACTATGCACGTGCCGCAGTAGAAGGTCGCGATAGTCTATGGTACAGACAGGTCGGTAATCGTGCCGAGCGTCTGATGTTACGACTAGAGGCATTAGGTTGAGATGGCAAAGCAAGTTTCTACATCAACATTAATTCCTACAATCAAGGGCACGTCTATTGGTCGTCGCCCTAACACATCATCAATGAACAAATCAAAGAAGCGTTCATTCAAGAAGTATCGTGGTCAAGGTTAATTACAATGGCAAAGTATAGTCGTTTCGATCCTCGTAATAAAAAGAAAGAGCAGAAGTCTGGCAAGAAAGTTAGAACAGAACAGGATGCTAGGAATTTTATTAACTCATTAGACAAGAGATCCTTCTCTGAAACTACTTTAGATCCACGCGAACAGAAGTAATGCCATTACAAGAATATGTCGATCCATGGAAAGGTTTACCATTTCTTTTTACAGATAGTAATACTGTAGATTGGAAGGGCACCATTGGTGTCGGCGACATACTCTTTGGTCTTAATACTGTTCATATGCTCACACATCTAGCGCGAAAGTCTGGACGCGATGTGCCATTCACTACAATGAATGTACATTGGTACCACGGCGAAGATCACCTACATCACTTCGAAGATCCCGAAACAATCATTGAGCGAACCGATTATATTCATTCGTTCTATCATGATAAAGAATCCGTAAAGATTAATCACATCTTTAATTCCACCGATAACGAGGTTTCACGTCTACGACATAGAGGACTACAACGTAAGTCTGGTGCGAGAGATGTGCTAGATGGTATCCCGTCATGGATGTTCAGACGTGATTGCTGGCACGATTCAAGTGAAAGTAAGAAGGTTGTATTCTGGAGACCGTTTGTTCTTAATGCCGAGATCCCACGTGGGTGGAAGCGAACCTTTCAACCTGAAGACTGGGAAAGAATACTAGACATATTACGTGATAAAGGTTACGAACTTATTGAGTTGTCATATCGTACACCCGTAAGAGAGGCATTCTATCACATCAACACATGTCGATTTGGTATATTCTACGATGGTATGTGGCAGTATATTGCAAAGAATCTATGTAAACCAGTTGTTGCATTAGGCGATAACGGCATCATTCATATTCACAATCCGCAGGGCGTCAACTTCAAGTTACCAAAAGCAGATGGAGGTGGCGGTACAGTGTTCTCCTATCTTGAAGGTTTAGATAGAGGAAATCAAGATCACATGGATCGTCGTGCAGAAAAATATCGTAAATTTATTTTAAATGAGTTGCAAGTTGAAGACATTTAGTGTATACTATACATAGTAGTCTATAACGTAATAAAGTGAATTAATATGAAAATCGATAGAGCAGTAATTGAAATCGAAGGTGCATGTAACTTCTCATGTACCATGTGTCCACAAGACAAGCGCAACGAACAGGGCGGGCGACACAAAGACTTTCTTCGTAAGATGAATCTGTTAGAGTTCGAGGACTATGTAAGAGATTGCGCACAACATGGATTGCGTGTAGTTAATCTTGACGGTTCGGGCGAAGCAACAATTCTACGAACACTTCCCGAATACATTAAGATCGTTAAGCGATATAATGCCGAGTGTGTTATATTCTCTAACGGTTTTAAGATGCATGGTCAGTTCATGCGAGACTGTGTAGACGCAGGACTAGACTTCTTCAGGTTCTCGTTCATCGGATCTAATCCAGCAAAGTACGATGAGTGGATGTATAACACTCGTGGGTCTAACTACGAGTTTATCAAAAAGAATATCCGCGAGATGCGAGATTATGTTAAGTCATCTAATTCTACATGTACCGTAGCAACGTATCATCTTATCACTGACAACGACAACTACGAGAATGAACTTGCTGAGTACAAAGCAATCGTTGAAGAGTTAGATGTTAAGACAGAAATATGGAAAATGCATAACTGGTCAGGCGTTTATGAGTTAGATGTTAATGCTCGAAAGGGTGAAGTTAAAACATGTGGTCGTCCATTCTCTCCTGATGTTGTGATTCGTGCTGGTGGTTTAGATGGCAAAAGAGGCGCAGTTGCACCTTGCTGTCAAGTATTAGGACGTGACGAAGAAGCAGTTCTCGGCCATTGTTCAGAGAATACTATCGAAGAGATTTGGGATGGACCTGCATACACCGAGTTAAGAGATAATCATACTACGGGTGACTATCCAGATTATTGTAAGTCGTGTGATTTTTTACTTGACGATCCCGAAGTTTTGGTGTATAGTAATCATGATAGAGACCTACATAAAATGTATGGTACTGAATTTGATTTGGATGACTATCGATGAAACCACATGTACATATGATTACTATTACTGGTAATGCTATATCAGAACACTATCGTGATCTTGTCACACCATCATGGGAAGATGCTGGTTGGAAAGTTTTGAACTTCGAAGCGTTAGTTCCTGAAGACTGTGTGGATGTAACTATCTTACCTTTAGGCGATAAGCGTCGAGGTGCTAAGGTAGTTGGATTTACTGAAACAGAAATAGCAGTTTGGTACAGTCATTATTATGCTTGGATGTTGTGTCGTAAGTTAGATAAACCTATCATTGTAGCAGAGCATGATATTCTATTAGAGCAAGACATTGATCCTGATGTATTCAATCATGACATTGCCTGTCTATCTCATGTAACACGTAGAAATGGCGATCATGCTAAACTAGCGGGTGGTGCATACTATATCACTCCTGCAGGCGCAAAGAGATTATGTGCAATCAAAGACCATAAGAAAGAATCTGTTGATTACAACTCTGATGCTTGGATACATCGTATTTGTGATACATACGGTAAGTGGTTTATGATGACGACTATACAAGTACAAGATAAAGCAGTCGGTGTTACAGTAGAGCATAGAAAATGAAAAGATTAATATATCAAGTGAGTGTAGGTAAACCTTCTAAGTTGTATGAAGCATGTATTAAGACTGTTCGAAAATATTGTGAACGTCATAGCATCGATCATATTATACAGACAACTCCTAAACTTAGAATCAAACCAGATATCTTCTCTACTAATCGAAGTACCGAATCATATAGTAAGCATGGTGGTTTTCTACCTATCTACGAGAAAGAGAATGCTTTTGATCTGCTTGGTGAATACGACCAGATCGCGATAGTCGATGCTGACATATTCATTCGTGAAGATGCTCCTAATGTATTCGATGATTTCGGAACAGAACATGCGTTCGGGGCAGTTATTGAGCGAGAGATGCCTATCAGTAGAGAGTATCAGAACAAGATACAGAACTACTCGACGATGCAGTACGGAGGTATCCATAGTCCTATGGTAAACTTTAAACCTAATAAATTGGGATTTGAGTTTGCTAACATGGGTTTAATTGTTCTTAATAGCGAGTTGTTTTTACCATATCTTAAAGGACAGACTGCACGTCAATTCCTTGATCGTGGAGAGTTTAAGCGATTCATTGATGGTCAGGGTGCTTGGAAATGGTCTACGGATCAAACATTATTAAACTATTTTATAAAGAAAGAGAAAATTTCTTTTAAATCACTTGACTTTAAGTGGAATGGTCTGTATACTGCTAATACAAAGATAACTGAATGCCACTTCGTTCACTTCTTCTTGAAAGATAAACTGCCCAATGGTGGTGAGAACGTAGACGAGTTGATGAGGAATATATGAAATCATACGAAGACAAGACACAGAAGTATAGTACGTGGGGAGACAAACTTCTCCAACATGCTGATCTTCTGGCGTCTATACAGATAGAAGATAAGTTTAAACCAGTTACGGTTCAATTGTCTCTATGCGAAATGTGTGATAGTGACTGTCCGTTCTGCTCTGTTGCGGCACGACCTCTGAAGAGTTTTATTCCGTGGGATCAACTGACCGCTATGCTCGAAGACTTCAAAGAGTTGGGTGCTAAGAGTATTGAGATTACGGGTGGTGGTAATCCAATGTTATATCGTGATAAGGCGGCAGGAAGAAATATTAATGATGTGATTAAGTATGCTCACTTATGTGGATTTGATATTGGTATTATCACTAACACAGAGAAACTTGAACGACATCTTAATCCAGAAGTATATCCATACATTAATTGGATTCGCATCTCTCTGATCAAATTAGACGAGCGAACACCTCCAGAGAAGTATGATTTCGGATCATTCCCACACGAGAAGTTAGGATTCAGTTATATCATATATGATGGCACTGATGGTATTCCTGACGAGTTGTCGCGCACAAACAAACCATATGTCGGAACTACTGTCGAAAGTATCGAACGTATTGCTAAACTTATTGAGTTGAATCCTGATGTTAAGTTCTGTCGTATTGCTGGTAACTGTTTGCTGTCGCATCACAATACAGAGATACGTGGAAAGTTTGGTAGCATCATTGAAGCACTAGACAAGTACGATAAGTTCTTTATCAAAGAGATATGGGATCAAGATAAAGCATTTTCTGATGGTTGTTATGTGGGTCTTGTTCGACCTTACATTGCACCTCATCCCGAAGGTGGCGATTATCAAGTTTATATCTGCACGAGTCATGTGTTAGAGAATCGTGTTTACGACATGGACTATTCACTTGGTAATATTAAAGATGTTAAAGCAATATGGAATAATGCGAATCTAAATTACGCGAAGACGGGTAACCCATACGAGATAAGAGGCAATTGCGGAGACGACTGGGACAAGTCGTGTGTCAAGTGTTTCTACTATAACAATAACAAACT